ATGAAAATTGAAGCCGTTTTATTCGATTTAGATAACACGTTAGCATCAACAAGTAAGCTAAAAGATATTAGAGAGCGTGGGGCTTATGATGAAATAACAGAAGAATTACTATCAACAGTTAAACCATATAAAGGTACCAAAGAATTACTAGAAAATCTGATTTCAAAAGGTATAAAAACAGGTGTCGTAACTAATTCAAGTAAACGTTATGCAGAAAAAATAATTTCACATTTAAATTTACCAAATTTCGGTACTGTGGTGACATATACTGATGTAGGTTCATCAGGGATGAAACCAAATCCTACTGGTATTAATTTAGCATTAAAAAATCTAGGAATCTCAAATCCGGAACGGGTCATTTATATTGGGGACGATTATACAGATATTATTGCTAGTTATTATGCGGGGGTTATACCGATTGTTCCATCATGGGCATCAAGGACTCCTGTTTCTCAAGTGCCAGCCGCCGTATTAAGCACTGAGTTCCTTATAGATAATATTGATGAGTATGAGAATATAATTCTCATGGCGGAAAATTGTGCACGACACAATAGCTTTGAATTTGAGCGAAAAAGATTCTACTTTGTACCTTTGGATGAGTCCGCTAATGTAATTCCTTCAAGTGAAACTCTATCTACAATATGTCTTGGACGTTATTTTTCGCAAAAAAGTTTACTTACAACAAAATTACACGATTCGCATCCATTATCTATTGAGATCGCCAAGAAAGAGCATGACGATAATTATGTGCCTCCAGAGTATTGGGGCGATATTTTAGCGCATGCGGCAGATAATATTCCATCTTTTTTCCGGGCTACTAAAGGTTTTGATATTGTTACAGTAATACCAGCTAAAAAAGGAAAAAAAGAAAGATTAGAGAGAGTCTTAGAAAATGCGCGAAGTAAAAGCAATTCCAATGCTGCTTTTATAGCTGATCTTTTTGTTTTTAGTGAGGGAGCAAAATCACTTAAGACCTTACCAAAGGATCAGCGTTCGATAGAAATAGAATCTAGTTTGCATATGAATCCCAAATATAAAGGTACGCTTGAAGGTAAGACCGTATTAATATTTGATGATGTCATTACCACAGGCTCAACCTTAAAAAGAGCTTATTCATTGTTGAGAGACGAAAACGTTAAACATAGTTTAGGATTATGCTTGGCTAAAACAGTCTCTATATTTGAAGAGGATAGGCTTTGTCCTGAATGCATGTGTCACATTCTTAAAATAAAGACAAACTCTCTAACGGGTATTCGATTTTGGGGGTGTTCAGGATATAATGATGAATCAGATAAGTGTGATTACACTGAAAGTATCGTTGAGAAACAATGCCCTAACTGTGGTAGAGATATGGTTAAAAAGTATAATAAATGGAAGAGAGTTCGTTTTTTATCCTGTACAGGATGGAATAAAGAACCTCGATGCAATTACACTGAGAGTGAGTGATGTTGACAATATCTCCAGACACAGAAAAATTGTTAACACTTAGTGCCCTTAAAGGAGTGGGTACTAAGTCGTTATCTAGTTTAGGCATGCTCAAAGACTTTTCTAGTTTATCTCTTGAGGAGTTGGTGAGATTATTGGGGGTTAAGGAATTAGCTTCCGATGATTTTTTAGTGGCTAGAGATTTCGCAAGAAAGAATATTGATATAGCTCATGCTAAAAATCATTCTATAATTTCATTTTTTGATGAATGTTACCCTGATACATTAAAGGTTACTAGCGATAGACCTGCAATACTTTATTGTGCTGGTAACATTGATTGTCTGCGTAATAAATGTTTGGCGGTAATTGGTACCCGTGAACCCACTCTACATGGTGAAACGATTGCAAAAAATATCACCAAGTGGTTCACCAAAAAAGGTTGGACCATTGTAAGTGGCTTGGCTAAAGGTGTTGATTCAATTGCTCATACCTCCGCTATTGAAAACCAAGGTAAAACAATAGCAGTCATGGCTCAGGGGTTGGAAAAAATTTATCCCAGAGAGAATAAAAAACTCGCAATGGATATTATTAGTACAGGAGGGGTATTAATTTCGGAATATGCCTATGGAAGTCATACATTTCGTAATAACTTTGTAGAGCGTGATAGAATACAGGCAGGATTATCAGCTGGGGTTTTAATGGTTCAATCTGACTTAAAAGGTGGTAGTCTGCATGCATCTCGCTCAGCAGTAAATTATGGAAGATATCTTGTTATTCCCAATCAGTCCAGAAGAGATATTCTTAATAGCGAGCCTAAAATACAGGCTAATCTTGCATTTATGAGTGGTGATTATTATTTAATTAGATCATTATTGAAAGTTAATGGAGATATAAGTAAATCTTTAATAATTATGGAAAGCAGTAACGATTACCTTAAGGTTGAAGAGCAATTGTACGATGCCCTTCATTCATTGCATAATCAGTATAATGGTTTTGATTTTTAAGATAATTATATTGGGTTAGTTGTTAATGACACATTAATACTCCTTTTTCTTCGGTAGCCTCCTTTTTAGAAGGTTACCGTTATCCAATTTTTACCTCGATCATCTCGATATTTAGCTGTCTGGTTTAGAGACTTGTGGCCAAGCAATTTCTGAGTATCAATACCTTGACCTCCGTAGAGACGTTCGGACAAGGAACGTTGTTCGTGGAATGTCGCTGGAGTACCATCACCCCAATCAATTCCTGCTAAATCTCTCGCTTTACTAAAATTCATCGTCAATGTATTGGCTGTAACCTGCGCGCCACGTTCAGCCTGTGAAGTAGTACGAAAAAAATGTACAAGGTATGGGCTGACTACATAGTCACGACAGCGGGCTACTACATCGCGCAAACTCCAGTTGATCGCATTGAGACGCAGGGAAAGCGGGATGGCGATTTTGCTACCGGTTTTTTCCTGGATGACATGGAGATGATCATCCCAAATATCGCTAAATTTCATACGCGAGATATCACCTAACCTCTGGCCGGTAACCAGTGCTAACAGCATGGCATTCCCCATATAACGATGACTGGCATCTGCGATATCAAAGATTTTTTGCCATTCTTCAAGACTTAACCGTTGTCGGGTAATTTTTCTTCTGGGCTGTTTGGTCGCTAATGCTGGATTATAGCCTGGAGGGACTTCCCCGTAGTGTTGTGCCTCCTTGAATACATCAATTAGAACGGAGCGGACTACTTGCGCCATCCTCGGTTGCCCAGCAGTGATATACTCGTCAAGCAATTGTGCGATATCCCTTACATCAACGGATGAAATTAACTTCATTCCTGCTCGCTCCCTGAGCAAGGACACTGGTTTAGCTTTCTGTTTATAGGTGTTGAGCTTTATATCACCACTTTTCAGTCTGTCATCCTGGATTGCTTGATAGCGATCTAACCAGGTTGATGTTGTGATTGCTTTTCCTTTGCTGGTTGCGATCCTGTCACTGATAGCCAGAATCTGCCGGGTTCTTTGCTCAGCCAGGCGTGTATTGGCCTCAGTGGCAATAGCAATGGCTTCCGCTTCGTTTGTGCCCAAAGAATGGAACTTCCCGGTCACTGGATGCTTATATCGCCAATAGACTTTATTTACTTTTCTGCTATAAAGCGGATACAAGTTCGGGACTGAAACATTATTTTTACGTGGTCTGGCTGCCATTACTTAAAATCCTCTGTAGAATAATGGAATCACTTTTCTTGATGACAGGAGTAACTAACTCCCCAACTAACTCTGCGTCCTCACGCACTCGCCATAGTCGACCTTGTTTCATTGCCGGTGGACAAAATAAATTCTGCTTAGCATAACGACGCAATGTGGACACACTTGGAGGATTACTCCTAAATTTTTCCGCAGCCCATTCCTCAAGTGTCAGCATTTGAAGCATTTTTGATAACCTCATTTCTTTTGCTACAAAACTATTTCACTAGTTAATTTCGCTGTCAGGATTGCTTATGTATCTTATGCAGCTCTTTAAAACGTTCCATAAACATCCCGTAGGCATGGCCCGGAGCCAGTGGAATAACTTTGAATATCTCTGTTGCCGGGATACCTTCCAGTACTGGCCAGAAAGAGCCATCATCAAGCCCGAGATCGCGGCGTTCGGTTGCCAACATGATGAGATCGGCATATTTCACAGGTGTACTCATAACCGGGGGTAACCCGTATTTCTCACGGATTACGGCGTCTATTTTTTCTTCCATCCGTTTATAGTCGGGAAGAAGGCGTTTCAGTGGTGCGGGGATGTCCTGACAATATGCTTCTGTTGCATCATGCATTAACGCTTCAAAAGCAAATTCCTGCGGTACCAGCTGGCTGCAAAGCACCGCATGTTGGGCGACGCTGTAGAAGTGTGAAAGATGTCCTGCAAAGCGACAGATATTTGAAAGGGAAACCGCGATATCGTTAATAACGATGTCGTCTTTATTTATCTTGTCATAATAAAAATGCTTCCCGGAAAAAGTTTTAATAAATGACATTTTGTTCTCCACGTATATGCGCTGCACCGCGCTGAATTTTGGTTAAAGAAAACCCTCGCCATCAGGTGATTATTGAGTCAATTATGTTTCCATAAATGCCCCCGCAGGGGCATTTGCAGTAATGAAATCAGGCGTTGAAAGTACCAATAAAGGTTTTTACTTTGCTGTCTTTGAATTTTTCAACTAGCAGATCACGAAATTCGTTAGCCATTTCTTCCTGTACTGCTTCCAGCTGAATAATGCGCAGAACCAGTACAGGGCGATCACCAGTGATAATGCTGAGTCGTAATTTAAACGGACGTTCTTTCAGGCCTTCAAACGGAACGCATTTAAATTCAAATGCCACTGGCATAATGTCTTTGGTCCTCGCTTCGACAGACTCCATCAGGGAGCGTTTGCCGCTGAAGTCATTGTCTTCAAAATCAGCAGTCTGGTTCGCTTCAATTGTGATTTTACGGATCGCTGCAGCCGCTTTGGTTGCCTGAATGGCGTCACCATTAGCATCAAAGCCCACAAGGTAGTCTGCCCAGTCTTCAATCCATTCTGCCAGTGACTTCTGGGAGTTACGTTCGCCGTTAACAGACAACAGAGCAGAGAACGGGGCTGTCTTTTTCAGTTTGAGAGTGGTGGTGTTATCTGCGTGACCTGGTTCATCAATAGTACCCAGGTTAAGTACACTGACGGCACGCATATTATCAGCATCGATAAAGCAGCGGGTGCCTTCATCTGCAAGATCTTTAGAATAACGGGTAAAGTCATCGATGTTGGCAGTGGAAAGCGCACCACGGAAACGGAAGCGATTTAAATTAAATTTTTCCAGATCATGAATGCGGAAATTCTCAGGCAATGCTACAGCATCGGCACCAATCTTATTGATAATTTCATTAACACCCTGAGCAGAAATAAGGGCATGGATTTGATTAATTGCGGTTGCGTCTAAGTTCTGAGACATAATAAGTCCTCACTATATAAAGATATTCAGTGATGAGATAAATAATCAGTTTATTAATAACGATATTAACGACCTGCTGCTCGGAGTTTTCCGTCAGGCTCACCGGCAAGAGTCAGTAATTGTCCCTGGTCTTCCTGCAGAATAGTCAGGCGACCACCGCGATTGACATACATCGGCGTTTCTGTGGTGTCTTCTTCGGAAATTTTCCCGCGGTTAGTCGGGCGAACATATGAGAGTTTGTGTTTGATTTTCACACGGTTCTCATCAAATGGTTCGATTTCCAGGTTGAGTGAGACCTTACCTTTGGTTTTCGTGTTCATCACACCGGAAGCGACTTCACTGAGAACTGCGCCGATTTTGGTTTCAAATACGCCGCCGTCCAGCTCCCCGATAAATGCCTGCACATCAGTACTGCGTTCGCTAGCCATTTTGCTGCTCCTCATCATATCGACCCTGCAAGGCCGATTAGTTTCTCCACAAAACAGAGAAGAACACCTGCGGTGGCAGCCGCCCGGATGGATTGAGTTATGAGCCCGTCGTCCGGTGATGTTCTTCTCTGTTTTGTAAAAAGGACGGTACCAGCCGGAAGCAAGGGTACAAGCTGGTACCGCCAGGACTACACACAGCATAAAGTTGTGGTGCCGGGTGCCTCCCGGTGCCTGGCGAAGGTTGCACACCAGGCGGGTGGGTATCCACAGAAGGTCGACTGTCAGCCTCAACCTTAACCCGCGTGCGCTGAGCCGCATTCACCACAACGCTAAGGATTCTCTCTGGTTGAAAATACTTAGCTGTTATGTGCCTGCTTTTAGCCACATCAGGCGAGGTGGTATCCTTTTAAGCCCGTATACATAAAAGGAAAATCAAATGACTTTTGATGAAAAAGAACTTGATAATGCAATTAATAAAATCATCGTAACGTCGCTCTTTTCCTGTCTCAGCGACACTCAGCAAAAACAGTTCTACGAATCGGCTTTCAACATGATCGAGCGTTGTTGTTTCTGCGATGCCGACGAGTTACCTGAAAAAATCAGGAAACAGTTGGCTGATGCTCTTCGAGTGCGACTTTCTGACCAATTTTCTGAAATGTGCTCTCCGAATTTGGACAAATAGAAAAAGGCCATTTCCATTCAGGGTCTGATGGAAATACTTCAGCCTGTTCCAAAGCACGGCGTAAAGAGAACACAACTCCAGCCATAATCTGATGTTTCCCATTGGTCCAGCTATCGCCGCTCTGATCTACAGGGGCGGCTATGTCGTATGACCAAACGACTTCACAGTTATTGTTTAAAATCTGGACTTTCATTTCATACACCTGCTTTAACATGAGTGCATAGTGGCACAACATGACTCAACGAATCACCCTAGACTTTATATGCCCCAGGTGGCTACTTCGTGGGCGTCCTGCCTGTTCGTTTTTGACATTTACTGACCGCTTACGACACATGCACCATGCACCGTGTTGCAACCAGATTTTGTTGTAATCCTGTAGTTGGTCTGGAACAAAAGATAAAATTAAATTGCGGGATATGCAAGTGGTATTTTGCGAGATATGCAAAATTATGGGTGATAAAAAGCCACCTTTCGGTGGCCGATGGATGGGATATTGAGGTTAATTATGTCTCTTAAGGGTTTGCGACTGACTGATTAAGACCTTTCCAAAGACCATGAATCGGTGTTCGTTTTCGCTAGTAATTCCCCATTCACGGTAAATCTGGTTATCAGAAATCACCAGCAGTTTGTCAGGAATCATTTGAAGTCTTTTAACGTATATTTTGTCATCAAAACCAAAGACATATATACCATCACCATCAAACTGATTGATGCTGACATCGACGAAGATGAGATCTCCTGGCTCAATGGTTGGACACATACTGTCCCCACGAACGTTGATAACTTTGATGTGATTGGCTGGTCGTCCGCCGAACATTGATACAGCATTATCAGTTCTGTATTCGATGGCATGAATCACATCAATGACATCACCGCCCTGGATAAGGCCATTTCCCGCACTGGCACTGATATCCAGCATTTCAATACGGAACACATCCTTCACCTGCGCAACATCCTCATTATTACTGTTTTTATATACAGTATTACTTTTGAGGGCAGAGGTAAAGAGATCAGCAATATCAACACCTAAGCTCTTGGCAATATTACTCAGTGTTTGTTCGGTAAATTGTTTCTGCTTACCCGTTTCTAAGCGCGAGATGTTCGCCGCATCTACTCCTATTGCTTCAGCGAGATCGGCGATTTTCATGTTCTTCGCTTGGCGAAGTTGTCTGACTCGGTTTCCTATGTTCATGCGTTTATTACATTTCTTTATTGCGTGATAAGCAAATCAACTTGCGCAAAATACTTGCGTGAAATAACATGCATAACGCGCAATATTTGGAGGATATATGCAATCACCATTACGAAATGTGCGTAAGGCGCATTGTTTCACTTTGCAGCATGTTGCTGCGGGTGTTCAAGTCAATCCAGCGACGTTGAGTCGTATTGAGAGGCTGGAGCAGATTCCATCTATCGAGCTTGCAGAACGTTTAGCCAATTTTTTTAAGGGTGAAATCAGCGAAATGCAGATTCTTTATCCGGCACGTTTTCAATCTAGCCAAAACCAGAATGGGTTTAAACCACAGGAACAGGAGGTGAACCGTGGGTAAGCATCACTGGAAAGTAGAAAAACAGCCTGAGTGGTACGTGAAAGCTGTCAGAAAAACTATCGCAGCGTTGCCGGGGGGTTACGCTGAAGCAGCTGACTGGCTGGATGTAACAGAGAACGCATTATTTAACCGCCTTCGTGCCGATGGCGATCAGATTTTCCCGCTGGGATGGGCAATGATTTTGCAACGTGCTGGTGGAACTCACTTCATTGCTGACGCTGTGGCGCAGTCTGCAAATGGCGTCTTTGTGTCTCTTCCTGACGTCGAGGATGTGGACAACGCCGATATTAACCAGCGTCTGCTGGAAGTCATTGAACAGATCGGCAGTTATTCAAAACAGATTCGTTCAGCAATCGAAGACGGTGTAGTGGAACCGCATGAGAAGACAGCAATTAACGACGAGCTGTATCTCTCAATTTCGAAGCTGCAGGAGCATGCAGCACTTGTCTACAAAATTTTTTGCATTTCAGAAAGTAATGACGCCCGCGAGTGTGCAGCTCCGGGCGTCGTGGCGTCGATTGCTTCTGGTTGTGGAGAAACTAACGCATGAACAGTTTAACAACACACTACCGTCGCTCGCAACTGATTGCGCTTCCTGTACCGGGTGGAAAAGCGAAGGTGGAATATTGCTATGCAGTGAATGTACCAAGTGACAGGGAAATTGTAACCCACAGCTTTGCAGAGTGGGCTGTGGGTGATTTCAACCGGCAGAAGGAGACAGTCCTTTGCGACAAGTTAACCGCTGGTTCAAAGATCACTACGGAGTGCCCGTCAGAGTCATTCGTTGGGAGCCGGAAACACAACGGGTTATCTACCTCCGCGAAGGTTATGAGCATGAATGCTTCAGTCCGCTCGAACAGTTTCGTCGTAAATTCAGGGAAATAGAGGTCGGTCATGAGCACTAAATTAACCGGCTATGTATGGGATGGTTGCGCTGCATCAGGCATGAAGTTATCCAGCGTGGCAATTATGGCCCGCCTGGCTGATTTCAGTAATGACGAAGGTGTGTGCTGGCCATCAATTGAAACCATTGCCCGCCAGATTGGCGCGGGGATGAGTACCGTCAGAACGGCTATCGCACGGCTGGAAGCAGAAGGCTGGCTAACGCGTAAGGCGCGTCGCCAGGGTAACCGCAATGCGTCGAATGTTTATCAGCTTAACGTTGCGAAGCTTCAGGCAGCGGCATTTTCTCAACTGTCAGATTCTGACCCGTCAAAATCTGACGCATCAAAATCTGACCCGTCAAAATTTGATGCGTCGAAATCTGGCAAAAAAGCGGGTTTTCACCCGTCAGAATCTGGCGGGGATCCGTCAGTAAAATCAAAACATGATCCGTCAGATAAAAAACCTTCTCGTCCGGACGCTTCGCAACCGGACACGCAGACGGCTGAACAGGATTTTTTAACTCGCCATCCTGATGCGGTTGTATTCAGCCCTAAAAAGCGCCAGTGGGGGACGCAGGATGATTTGACCTGCGCACAGTGGCTCTGGAAAAAAATCATCGCCCTGTACGAGCAGGCTGCCGAATGTGACGGCGAGGTGGTTCGTCCCAAAGAACCGAACTGGACAGCCTGGGCAAACGAAATTCGCCTGATGTGTGTGCAGGATGGTCGTACTCACAAACAAATCTGCGAGATGTACAGCCGCGTCAGCCGCGATCCGTTCTGGTGCCGTAACGTGCTCAGCCCGTCGAAGCTGCGGGAAAAATGGGATGAGCTTTCCCTGCGCTTATCGCCGTCCGTAAGCACGTACACCGAAAAACGCGAAGACCCGTACTTCAAATCCAGTTACGACAACGTGGACTACAGCCAGATCCCGGCAGGATTCAGGGGGTGATCATGAGTCTGTTAAATGACGTTCAGAAATTCATTGAAGCCCATCCGGGGTGTACTTCCGGAGACATTGCAGATGCTTTTGCAGGTTACTCACGACAGCGCGTTCTGCAGTCAGCAAGCAAGTTACGTCAGAGTGGGCGTGTGGCTCACCGTTGTGAAGGAGATACACGCAGACATTTCCCGCGCCTGACTGAGAGAGCGCAGGAGCCGGAACCACAACCAGTTCGTGAAACCAGACCTGTGCGCAATTTCTATGTCGGCACTAACGATCCACGGGTGATTTTGTGCCTGACCCGCCAGGCTGAAGAACTGGAGTCCAGGTGCTTATACCGTCGTGCTGCAACGGTGTGGATGGAGGCATTCCGTGAAAGCCACTCCCAGCCAGAGCGAAACAATTTTCTTGCGCGTCGTGAACGGTGTTTACGGAAAAGCAGCAAGCGGGCTGCATCAGGTGAAGAGTGGTATCTGTCAGGGAATTACGTGGGGGCTTAATGAGTAATAAATATTGCCAGGCGCTGGTGGAACTGCGGAACAAACCAGCCCATGAACTGAAGGAAGTGGGCGATCAGTGGCGCACGCCGGACAACATTTTCTGGGGAATTAACACCCTGTTTGGCCCGTTTGTTCTGGATCTGTTCACTGACGGTGATAACGCCAAATGTGCCGCGTATTACACGGCGGAAGACAACGCGCTGGCGCATGACTGGTCAGAACGCCTTGCGGAGCTTAAAGGTGCTGCCTTTGGTAATCCCCCATACAGCCGCGCCAGTCAGCATGAGGGGCAATACATCACCGGCATGCGTTACATCATGAAACATGCCAGTGCCATGCGTGATAAGGGCGGGCGCTATGTTTTCCTGATCAAAGCTGCCACCAGCGAAGTGTGGTGGCCGGAAGATGCGGACCATATTGCTTTTATTCGCGGGCGTATTGGTTTTGAACTGCCTGCCTGGTTTATCCCGAAGGACGAGAAGCAGGTGCCGACAGGAGCGTTCTTCGCTGGTGCTATTGCTGTTTTCGATAAGACCTGGAAGGGACCGGCAATCAGCTACATCGGGCGCGATGAACTTGAGGCATGTGGTGAGGCGTTTCTGGCGCAGGTTCGCCAGCAGGCAGAAAAACTGGTCAGGGAGATGGCGGCATGACGACGTTAACTCAATGCCAGCAGCAGGTGCTGGATATGCTGATTTCTTACCAGAAAGAACGTGGCTTCCCGCCAACCAATCAGGAGGTGGCAACCATGCTGGGATACCGTTCGGTGAATGCAGCGGTGGAGCATCTTCGCGCACTGGAGAAAAAAGGCGTCATCACGATAAAGCGTGGCGTGGCCCGGGGGATAACGCTTCATACCGCGGTGAAGGACGACGACAGCGAGGCGGTCGGAATTATCCGCTCACTGCTTGCCGGTGAGGAAAACGCCAGGCTGCGTGCAGCCCACTGGTTACATGAGAGGGGCCTGAAAGTATGAAGTTGATCCTTCCTTTCCCGCCCAGCGTGAACACGTACTGGCGACACCCCAACAAAGGGGCATTTGCTGGTAAGAGCCTGATAAGCGCGGCGGGGCGAAAATTTCAGAGCGCGGCGTGCGCAGCAATAGTTGAGCAGTTACGTCGTCTGCCAAAACCAACGTCGGCACCTGCTTCTGTGGAGATCGTGTTGTTTCCTCCGGATAACCGGATCCGCGATCTGGACAACTATAACAAGGCGCTGTTTGACGCCCTGACCCACGCGGGTGTGTGGGAAGACGACAGACAGGTGAAAAGAATGCTGGTGGAGTGGGGACCGGTTATCCCGAAAGGGAAGGTCGAGATCACTATCAGTAAGTATGAGAAACCGGCGGGTGCAGCTGCCTGATTAAGAGGAGAAACGAAGTATGAATAATCTGATGGTCATTGATGGTATTGAAGTTCGTCGTGATGCTTATGGTCGTTACAGCCTGAACGATCTTCACAGGGCTGCCGGTTCTCTGGATAAGCATAAGCCTGCATTCTGGCTCCGCAATGAGCAAACTGAACGTTTAATAAGCGAGTTGCAGATTTGCAACTCGGTCAATATAGAGCCAGTTAACGTTATTCGTGGCGGAAATAACCAGGGGACGTATGTCTGCAAAGAACTGGTGTATGCCTATGCAATGTGGATAAGCCCGTCATTCCATCTTAAGGTGATCCGTACTTTCGACATGGTAACCAGCGCACCGGAAAAATTATCCGGACAGGCTGCTGACAAGATGCAGGCTGGTGTGATTCTGCTGGACTTTATGCGCCGGGAATTAAATCTGTCTAACTCTTCAGTGCTTGGTGCCTGTCAGAAACTCCAGGAGGCTGTTGGCTTACCGAATCTGGCACCGCGCTATGCCATTGATGCTCCTGCTGACGCGCCTGATGGCTCAAGCCGCCCCACGCTGTCACTGAGTGCACTGCTGAAGCAGTATGGTATCCGCCTGACAGCTAATCAGGCATATCACCAGATGGTGAAGCTGGGGATCGTCGAGCAGCGCGAACGATACAGCCGTACCGCGATTAACAACATCAAAAAATTCTGGTCGCTGACAGCGAAAGGCTGCATGTTCGGCAAGAATATCACCAGTCCCGCAAATCCGCGCGAGACGCAGCCGCATTTCTTCGAATCCCGATTCCCTGAGCTGTTAAAGCTGCTCGATACCGTTCATTGAGGTGACCGTGAGAGCACTACTGACCCCTGAAATTGCCCCGCGTATGGGGATCGTATTGTTCAGGCCAGGTTCAGAGTTGATGCCCCTGTTTATGCAGGGGCGTGTCCTGCTGGAGCCTGAGCCGGAACGTTATTCATCTTTCGCCAGCGGTGCAGTTCCGGCGGCATCACAACCGCTGGCGGATGATCCTGCCGTTCGGGCCGTGTTCCGCAATGAGGCAGTGATCCGTCGTGCTGGTGGCGTGGAATGTCTTGAAAGCTGGTTACTTCGTGAAAAAGGCTGCCAGTGGCCTCATTCCGACTGGCACAGCGAGAACATGACCACAATGCGACACGCTCCGGGCGCAATCCGTCTGTGCTGGCACTGCGATAACCAGCTGCGCGATCAGTTCACGGAACGGCTGGAATCAATGGCAACGGATAACTGTGCCCGCTGGGTGTTGTCTGTTGTGCGTCGGAATCTCGGTTTTGATGACAGTCACGTTGTGACAATGCCGGAACTGTGCTGGTGGCTGATTCGTAATGACCTGGCGGATGCCTTACCGGAAAGTGCAGCCCGTAAGGCACTGAGATTACCGAAGCCTGTTGTGCCGTCTGTCACCCGGGAAAGTGACCTTGTGCCTTCGGTTCCTGCCACCAGCATCATCCAGGATAAGGCGAAAAAGGTGCTGGCGCTGAAAGTGGATCCGGAGTCGCCGGAGTCTTTTATGTTACGCCCAAAACGTCGCCGCTGGGTTAATGAAAAGTACACGCGCTGGGTTAAGACACAGCCGTGTGCATGTTGTGGAAAGCCTGCTGATGATCCCCACCACCTGATAGGCCACGGTCAGGGGGGAATGGGTACAAAAGCGCATGACCTCTTTGTGTTGCCTTTGTGCAGAAAGCATCACGACGAGCTGCATGCGGATACCGTGGCATTTGAAGAGAAGTATGGCTCCCAGTTGGAGCTGATATTTCGTTTTATTGATCGTGCGCTGGCAATTGGCGTGCTGGCCTGATTTGGTGGAGAAAGTTGATGCGTGATATGTATGAAGTATTGGACCGCTGGGGAGCATGGGCTGCAGCAGAAAATAGTGGTGTGGACTGGCAGCCGATAGCGGCTGGTTTCAAGGGACTTTTACCACACGGTAAAAAGTCACGTCTCCAGTGTGATGATGATGAAGGCATCATGATAGATAGTTGTGTGGCTAGGTTGCGTAAATATAAGCCGGAAGAGTATGAGCTGATAATTGCTCACTTTGTTATCGGTATCTCATTACGCACTATTGCGAAGAAGAGAAAATGCTCTGATGGGACTATAAGAAAAAAGTTGCAAGCTGCATTGGGATTTATTGATGCAGTTATATATATAATACATGGGTAATTTATTAGACGGCCATATTGGCCGTCAGCTAAATAAATATGTAATAGCATAAGGCGTAAGTAAAAAGTAGAATCTAAATGTAAGATATAAGCCACATAAAACTATAATTCCTAATGAGGCAAAAACAATTTTCTGAACAAGCAATCTTGTGGTTAAACTATCAAATGTATCCTTTATATCTTCGTAAATAGCCTTGAAGTTATATTCTGCTTGTTGTTTTTTATGATTTAACTCATCATTTATTGCTGTTAAAGTTTGCCATTGATTAAATAGAACAAATAGAATCATAATAGTGAAGAACAATGCACCCAACACTACAGCTGTGTTTATTAATGCTTGACTATCCCAACCATTAGCCTGCTTCATTTGAGTCGCAACGATAATTGTTGCGACGGGGATACCTAATATCTGATTTTGTATGTCACTGAATACTTTATGTATTTTCCCCATCTCTTCTATTTTGGCTACTCGTAACTGATCCAGTATTTTCTCGTAAGAAAAACCAGAAACGAATACTTTGTATCCTTTTTGATAACTTTCATAAAGTTGTCCTAAATCCCTTAACATGAAGGAAAAAGAGGTTTCTTTAGTTTTAGATTCACATGATGATTTTATACTACTTGCTAAAATAGTAAGTTTTTGATCTTTATGCGTATCTTCTGCAAAGTTTGCGATCAAATTATGAATCAGATCTCCATTAACATTCATAAGATCATCGCTAGAATAATTTACTGGAATTTTTAGTACGTTGGATTCGACGAATACCAATTCAAAATTTGTTTCATCTAAATAAGCAGAACAATCTTTGAATAAAGTAATTAAGCTCAAAACATCTCTGTACTTGGATATAATAGCAGGCGACTTTTTATCCCTGTTGTGATAATTAAGTTCGATTATAAAGAAGTTACTGGCTTCCTTTATCCTATTTTTAGGATTTTTTAAATACTCATTAAAAGAGAAATGTAGCTGCCCCAATCGTAATTTGGGGGGGGTTATATGTAAGGTTATAGTTTGGCCTAACTCAATGTTGCCAGATTCAAGGGTGATGCCAAAATCATGGGGATTCTCTGTGATATCGTTGATGATGTCACAGAGCTCCTCGTTTGAAAGAATGAGTGATGCTTCAGATAGGGTACCTGCAAATGTAGCGGCCTTGTAAATAGTCACTAAGTCTTTGAAGGTTCTCTGATTGTTACTGCTCATCCTCTTCACCTAATTCTGATAAAATCTCTGATCTTAGCGTATCCGGAATCTCGGTAAGTATCAATTTATCGTTTTCTGAATCATAAAGAACGCTGCCATCATGCAAGGCCGCACGCTCGAATTTCAGAGACCAATGTTTGGACTTTCCTTTGAAACTAACAAGCCCACGTATAACGTTGCCATCAGGCACGAACCCATCAGAGAACTCCAGATCGTCATTGGTTAACTTTTCAACTAACAACTCAGGAGCAGTTGGCCATATCTCGTTTGCAAAAATTTGAGTGTCGAAAGTTTCACCAGAACGATTTAAATTTTTTAATTTTTCATGAGCCTTATTTAGGAACTCTTCACGTGCCTCTGGTTCAAAACCTCTTTCAGTAGCAAATTCTAAAAGTGCATTCCGTAATTTTGTTGTTTCTTGTTTGGCAATTAGAATATCGTTGCAACCTAAAAACTTTTTGAAATAACCTGCTACTGAATTTTGCCCCTTTAGAAAGCTAATATATCTCTCTTTGCCATTCTGGCGCCCAGTTAAGTCAATTCGTCCCGCTACTCGAAGTTTAGCAATGTCTAGATATTCACTTTCTTGAATTTCAAAATCGTGGACTGAAGAGCCAACTGCTGATGTTAGGATTGCAACCATCAAATAATGATTTCCATTTACCTCATTATGGGCAATTATTACATAACCACCAGTAGACATTGATTCATCATCGGCTCTGGCTTTTAAATGATTGATCATTCGGATACTAGTATCATAAAAACTATGTGTTTTATTTACGAAATAATCATCAACGATATTACCCATAGGGTAACTATCGCGGTCATCTTCAAATTTCCCATATCCTTTACCTGCTCTCCCAGAGTACCTTTCAGTAAGTGCGTTAGAGAGGTCTTTTGATGCTTGCTGAACAGGTTTTTCTGAAGGACAAGGAATAATGGTGGCTAACCCCTGTTGTTCCTTGTTCATAATGTGAACAATAAACTTATGAGTGATATTAGTGGGGGTCGCTGATGCAGTCATAACAACATCCTTTTAATGGTTTTGAACAATTGGTGTTGATAATACTTCAAAAAATACTAATGCGTACGCAAAAAATACAGTACTCTGTTAAGAGTGGTTACTTCGCCACACAGCTTAAACCCGCCGTCGAGCGGGTTTTGTCGTTTCTGGGCTTTGGTATTCGTTGGGCTTGGTCTATCTAGCTCTTATCCATTGGCTCGGCTTCTTTTACGTTTCCGCTTCTGATTTGCGGTTCGTGGTACTCCCTCAATTTGCACCTCTTGTATCGGCGAGGTGAGAGATAACTACAAATGCCTCATAACCCAAATACTTGGCTGGAGTTGGTCCAGAGCTGGTGGCGTGGAGACACACCGCTGGGCGCAGTGATTATGTCGATTGTTATGGCTGGTTTGCGCATTGCCTATTTTGGCGGTGGTGGTGGCTGGAAGCGAAAAACACTCGAAATTCTACTCTGTGGCGCTCTGACGCTGACTTTTGCATCCGCTCTTGAGTATGTCGGATGGCCTAAATCGCTTTCTGTTGCCATTGGTGGTGGGGTGGGGCTGATCGGTGTCGATGCTATTCGTGGGGCTGCAATGAGAGTAATCGGTAATAAGTTTGGTGGCTCTAAGGAGTAATTTATGCAGGTACTAAATTCCCAGCGTAAAGCTTTCCTCGATATGGTGGCATGGTCAGAAGGAACGGATAACGGGCGACAACCGACACGTAACCACGGTTATGATGTTATTGTTGGTGGTGAACTGTTCACTGATTACTCCGATCACCCTCGCAAACTTGTCACGCTAAACCCAAAACTCAAATCAACAGCCGCCGGACGTTACCAGCTTCTTTCCCGTTGGTGGGATGCCTACCGTAAGCAGCTTGGCCTGAAAGACTTCTCTCCAAAAAGCCAGGACGCTGTGGCATTGCAGCAGATTAAGGAGCGTGGCGCTTTACCGATGATTGATCGCGGTGATATTCGTCAGGCTATCGACCGTTGCAGCAATATCTGGGCTTCACTGCCGGGCGCTGGTTATGGCCAGTTCGAGCATAAGGCTGACAGCCTGATTGCAAAATTCAAAGAGGCTGGCGGAACGGTCAGAGAGATTGAGGTATGAGCAGAGTCACCGCGATTATCTCCGCTCTGATTATCTGCATCATCGTCTGCCTGTCATGGGCTGTTAATCATTACCGTGATAACGCCATCGCCTACAAAGAGCAGCGCGATAAAGCCACATCCATCATCGCTGACATGCAGAAGCGTCAACGTGATGTAGCAGAACTCGACGCCAGATATACAAAGGAGCTTGCTGATGCTAACGCGACTATCGAAAGTCTCCGTGCTGATGTTTCTGCTGGGCGTAAGCGCCTGCAAGTCGCCGCCACCTGTGCAAAGTCAACGACCGGAGCCAGCAGCATGGGCGATGGAGAAAGCCCAGGACTTACAGCAGATGCTGAACTCAATTATTACCGTCTCCGAAGTGGAATCGACAGGATAACCGCGCAGGTTAACTACCTGCAGGAATACATCAGGACGCAATGCCTTCGATGATAGCGATAATTTTACTCATCATCCTTCACATCTGGCTCTGTAGACAGGGTGATGCTTACTTCTGGAGCGAATCCAGATTAAACATCTCATTGCTGATGCTTGATATTGAGCATCTGGCGCGCGGTAAGGGCTGTGTTGAGATAAGTGCCAGTTCATTACAAAGCTATATCTAATGGAACCTGAAATAATTTGTCATTGTCATGACAAGAAAATTCATTAATGATGAGCTCTCATTATACGGGAGGTAGATATGGCATTTCGTTATTTTGAACTTACCGAAAATATTCCTTTTGAGGATGCAAGAGAGCTTCACGTACAGTTCAAACACCACTTAGAATATGTTGTAAAGGCGTTATTTATGCCAGGAACACATGAAAAGCATTTAATTGTTGAAGGCCGGGATGACGAATCGATAACACAGATATTTGGTGGGCATGATGAAAAGTTTATGCATCTTTATCATATCGATGAATATGAAAAATGTGAAGACTTAATCTAACCTCCTACGACTGTTTTTATTGCCATCATAAAAGCCATTCCTTGCAGAGTGGCTTTGATAATGGATATCCCAACAAGCGGATAAGACAATAAATATACCCACCAAGGGATAAACAATGTCTAAAATCACGGTTACACCTGCATAGCAGATCCGCTTAAACCTGCTGGCGAAACTGAACTATGACACCGCCGCTGCAGCAGACGCGATTAAGTTTGTTGGTGACGATCCGTTGAAGTATCAAATCTTTGTGAACCAGTTAAGCTGGGTAACATCTGAAAGCGGGCTGGTAGCCAGAACGACGAAAGCTATCAAAGAGTCGGAAGACACACTACTGTGGTTTGAAGCTGAATCTGGTTCATACGTGAATGAATGTGGTAATTTAATTCTCCGCAAAAAAAAGGGGATAAAAATGCCAAAGAATGTCATAGCTATTTTACCGGGTGACGCGTTTGATCATGTTGTTGTCCAGGACGACCTGGAGATTGTTACCTTCAGGGGTGACAAGGGCGGCGTGCTTACTATGCCTATCGAGGAGTACGAACTAGACGGGATAAGTTATAACGTCGCACGTTGTGACGGTATGGTCACTGACGAAAAAGTTGAGAAGGCTATCAGACACTTCACCAAGTAATAATCAGCTTCCGAACCAAGCCTCGCAATAGCGAGGCTTTTTAACGACAGAGGTATGACAGTGGTTCTTACAGCTAAGCAGTTTGAAGACCTTGCATCCTTCGCGAAGGAAGATAGCCAGCCTCAATACACCATCGCAACCGGAATAATCCCAGAATTCGAAGATGATTGTGAGTTTATCCCCGTTTATGCCGGGCTCATCGCTTATTTAGAGTTACTGAATCACGGTGTATTGCAACTCGACCACTAGCGACATTACGCCAAGTATTCATCAAGTGCCTAGTTTAATGTTAAATTATTCCCTCATTCCTAAAAGGGAATGTTATGAAAATAGATCACGAGTATTTGAAAGGTCTTTTGGAAGCTTTCGAGGCGTCTGAAGAGCCGCATACTGATATAAAGCAGCTGCAGCTGGCTGGGTATGACTACAGCACCGATGAATTTTTATTCCATATGCGTTTATTGGCTGATCGTCAACTAATTGCTAGAACAGACGGCAAGTATGGGTTTGGTTTCTCTGAGGCTGCTGAGGGAGGATCATGGTTCGTTATACCGTTACGATTAACTTCAAGCGGTCATGACTTCCTTGAAGCTCTCAGGAATAAAGAGGTTTGGAATTCTCTCAAGACCGGCTTTAAAGATGCAAGCATTGGAACATTAGTTGACGTTTCAAGGCGTTTGCTGGATGGTTATATTCAGAAAAAAATTGACGACTTAATTGGCTAATATTTTATATAACCATCAGCCCCGCAATCGCGGGGCTTTTTTATTGCCATTATGATGGCAGATACATTGCTATGGCGTAACAGGATTTCAACTATGAACCCAACAGAAGCAGCTACATCACCGAAGGACGGATAATGCCACCACGCACACCAAAAGCCTGCCGTGTTCGCGGGTGCCGCCATACCACCACTGACCCGTCAGGTTATTGCGAAAGCCACAAAAGCGAAGGCTGGAAGCAATACAAGCCAGGACAATCCCGTCATCAGCGCGGCTACGGTTCGAAGTGGGATGTTATCCGCGCGCGTGTGCTGAAGCGTGACAAAGGTTTATGTCAGTTATGTCTGCGTGCCGGTGTGGTGCGTGAGGCGAAAACCGTTGACCACATCATCCCTAAAGCGCATGGCGGCACTGATGCCGACAGCAATCTGCAGAGCCTGTGCTGGCCGTGTCATAAGGCGAAGACGGCCCGTGAACGGTTGAAGTAAGAACCAGTTCCCACTGCCAGAGGGGAGGGGCGGGTCAAATCCCTGCGGCCTGACGTCTTCCGGACTGCCCGCCCCATCGTTTTTTTATACCCGCGAAAAATGAAATTTAACCAGGAGTGCCGCATATGGCTGGAACGGCGGGGCGTTCCGGGCGTCGCCCCAAGCCAACGGCGCGCAAGGCGCTGGCCGGAAACCCCGGCAAGCGAGCCCTGAATAAAGATGAACCTGTTTTTACGCCCATCAAAGGTGTTGAGCCACCGGAGTGGTTCGCTGAAGAAGATCTCCCTCTCGCTACGATCATGTGGCAACTGACAACTAAAGAACTCTGCGGTCAGGGCCTGCTGTGCGTGACTGACCTCGCGGTGCTTGAGCGGTGGTGCGTGGCCTACGAGTTCTGGCGACGTGCCGTGAAAAATATTGCCAGACAGGGCAACACCATCACCGGTGCAATGGGCGGTATGGTCAAAAATCCGGAGCTGACCGCCAAAAAAGAACAGGAGTCCGAGATGAGCAGTACGGGGGCAATGCTCGGACTCGACCCCAGCAGCCGCCAGCGTCTGATTGGCCTGGCGGGGCAGAAGAAAGCCACTAACCCGTTTCTGAAAATCATCGAATCATGAGCCGGAAATCTTACCCCAATGTAAATGCAGCCAATCAGTATGCCCGTGATGTCGTGCGCGGAAAGATTGTGGCCTGCCAGTTTGTGATTCAGGCCTGCCAGCGCCATCTTGATGACCTGATGGCGGAAAAAAGTAAGTCGTTTCGTTACCGCTTCGACAAGGACCTGGCTGAACGGGCCGCGAAATTTATTCAGCTGTTGCCGCACACCAAGGGTGAGTGGGCATTCAAACGGATGCCCATCACGCTGGAGCCGTGGCAGCTCTTTGTGATCTGCTGTGCGTTTGGCTGGGTCAATAAAGGCTCCCGGCTGCGCCGCTTCAGGGAGGTGTATACCGAAATCCCCCGTAAGAACGGCAAATCGGCAATCTCTGCCGGTGTTGCCCTGTATTGTTTTGCCTGTGATAACGAGTTTGGCGCGGAAGTGTATTCCGGTGCCACGACAGAGAAACAGGCGTGGGAAGTCTTTCGCCCGGCGCGACTGATGTGTAAACGCACACCCATGCTGACGGAAGCGTTCGGGATTGAGGTTAACGCCTCAAACATGAACCGTCCGGAGGATGGCGCGCGGTTTGAACCGCTGATCGGCAACCCCGGTGATGGTTCATCACCCCACTGTGCCGTGGTTGATGAATATCACGAGCATGCCACCGATGCGCTTTATACCACAATGCTTACCGGGATGGGGGCGCGACGTCAGCCACTGATGTGGGCCATCACTACCGCCGGGTACAACATTGAGGGGCCGTGCTACGACAAGCGGCGGGAAGTCATCGAGATGCTCAACGGCTCGGTGCCTAACGATGAACTGTTCGGGATCATCTATACCGTTGATGAAGGAGACGACTGGACCGACCCGCAGGTGCTGGAAAAAGCCAATCCAAATATTGGCGTGTCGGTTTATCGCGAATTTTTGTTAAGTCAGCAGCAGCGTGCGAAAAATAACGCCCGTCTGGCAAACGTCTTTAAAACAAAACACCTCAATATCTGGGTGTCGGCGCGTTCGGCGTATTTCAACCTGGTGAGCTGGCAGAGCTGCGAGGATAAATCACTGACCCTTGAGCAGTTCGAGGGGCAGCCGTGCATTCTGGCCTTTGACCTGGCGCGTAAGCTGGATATGAACAGCATGGCGCGACTTTATACCCGCGAGATTGACGGTAAAACGCATTACTACAGTGTAGCCCCGCGTTTCTGGGTACCGTATGACACGGTGTACAGCGTCGAGAAAAATGAAGATCGCCGGACAGCCGAACGCTTTCAGAAATGGGTGGAAATGGGCGTCCTGACCGTTACCGATGGTGCAGAGGTGGATTATCGCTACATCCTCGAAGAGGCCAAAGCGGCGAACAAAATCAGCCCGGTCAGCGAGTCACCCATCGACCCCTTCGGGGCGACCGGGCTGTCACATGACCTTGCTGATGAAGACCTGAATCCCATCACCATCATTCAGAACTACACCAACATGTCCGACCCGATGAAAGAGCTGGAAGCGGCAATTGAATCGGGGCGCTTTCATCATGATGGCAATCCCATCATGACCTGGTGTATCGGCAACGTGGTCGGCAAAACCATTCCGGGTAACGATGATGTGGTGAAGCCCGTCAAAGAGCAGGCGGAAAACAAAATCGATGGTGCAGTTGCGCTGATTATGGCGGTTGGCAGAGCCATGCTGTATGAGAAAGAAGACACGCTGTCCGACCACATTGAGTCCTACGGGATCCGCTCGCTTTAACTGAGGTAATTATGATCATGCTGATTCTCGCGCCTCTGGTGGGCGTGCTGGGGGTGCTTTTGCTGGCGTATGGTGCCTGGCTGATTTATCCCCCGGCGGGGTTTGTTGTTGCCGGGGCGTTGTGCCTGTTCTGGTCGTGGCTGGTGGCGCGATATCTCGACCGTACACAGTCGTCTGTCGGCGGAGGTAAATAGTGTTCTTTTCGGGATTATTTCAACGAAAAAGTGACGCGCCGGTGACCACGCCAGCAGAGCTGGCGGATGCTATCGGGTTGTCCTACGACACCTATACCGGAAAGCAGATCAGCAGCCAGCGGGCCATGCGACTGACGGCGGTTTTTTCCTGTGTCAGGGTGCTGGCGGAGTCGGTCGGGATGTTGCCCTGCAACCTGTATCACCTGAACGGCAGCCTGAAGCAGAGAGCCACTGGCGAACGTCTGCATAAGCTGATCTCCACGCATCCCAATGGCTATATGACGCCGCAGGAGTTCTGGGAGCTGGTGGTCACCTGTCTGTGCCTGCGGGGAAACTTTTACGCCTACAAAGTGAAAGCATTTGGCGAAGTGGCTGAACTGCTGCCCGTCGATCCCGGCTGTGTGGTACCGAAGCTTAACAGTAGCTGGGAGCCGGTCTATCAGGTCACATTCCCGGATGGCTCCACGGATGTACTGAGCCAGGAAGATATCTGGCATGTGCGCACGCTGACGCTGGACGGACTGGTGGGGCTGAATCCCATCGCCTATGCCCGCGAGGCAATATCGCTGGCGGCAGCGACCGAAGAGCACGGGGCCAGACTGTTCAGCAATGGCGCGGTGACGTCGGGTGTGTTGCGTACAGAGCAGACGCTGTCAGATCAGGCTTATGAGCGCCTGAAGAAAGATTTTGAGGAGCGTCACACCGGGCTTGGCAATGCTCACCGCCCGATGATCCTTGAGATGGGGCTGGACTGGAAGTCGATGGCGCTGAACGCCGAGGACAGCCAGTTCCTGGAAACCCGCAAGTTTCAGCTTGAAGAAATCTGTCGTCTGTTCCGGGTGCCATTGCACATGGTGCAGAACACCGATCGCGCCACCTTCAACAATATCGAAGAGCTGGGGCTGGGATTTATCAACTATTCACTGGTGCCGTATCTGACCCGCATTGAGCAGCGGATCAACACCGGACTGGTACGAAAAAGTAAGCAGGGCGTTTATTACGCCAAATTTAACGCCGGGGCCTTACTGCGCGGGGATATGAAGTCCCGTTTTGAAGCCTACGCTACCGGGATCAATTGGGGAATTTACTCTCCCAATGACTGCCGCGACCTGGAAGATATGAATCCGCGTCCCGGTGGTGATGTCTATCTCACACCGATGAACATGACCACGAAACCCTCCGATGGCAGTAAAGCCGGTAAGCAGAAGGATAACGCCAATGCAGACGAAACAACGTCTTGATGTACCGCTGAGTCTGAAATCTGTCAGTGACTCCGGTGAGTTTGAAGGGTATGGCTCCGTCTTTGGTGTAAAGGACAGCCACGATGATGTGGTGATGTCAGGGGCATTTGCCGCTTCCCTGCGGGCGTGGAGTGACAGAAAAGCGTTACCTGCGCTGCTCTGGCAGCACCGCATGGATGAACCCATCGGTGTTTACACCGAAATGAAGGAAGACGATGTCGGGCTTTACGTCAGGGGACGGTTGCTTATTGATGATGATCCCCTCGCAAAACGCGCACATGCACACATGAAGGCCGGTTCGTTAACCGGCCTTTCTATTGGGTACGTCCTGAAAGACTGGGAATACGACCGGACGAAAGAAGCCTTTCTGCTGAAAGAAATCGACCTCTGGGAAGTCAGTCTGGTGACGTTCCCGTCTAACGACGAGGCGCGGATCAGCGACGTCAAGAACGCGCTGGCCCGCGGGGAAATCCCCGAACAGAAAAAAATCGAAAGAGTCCTGCGTGATGTCGGACTCTCCCGTACCCAGGCCAAAGCATTCATGGCCGGGGGCTATGGCGCACTGTCCCTGCGCGACGCTGAGGATGTGAGCTCTGCACTGAATGCACTGAAAAATCTGAACTTCTAATCAGGAGAAATACGATGGCGGTAGATATTAAAGATGTCGAACAGGTCGCGCAGGAGCTGCAGCAGAAGTTTGACGACTTCAAAGCAAAGAACGACAAGCGCGTGGATGCGATTGAGCAGGAAAAAGGCAAGCTTGCCGGGCAGGTGGAAACCCTGAACGGGAAACTCAGCGAGCTGGAAAACCTCAAAAGCGATCTTGAAAAAGAGCTGCTTGAGCTGAAACGTCCGGCAGGTGGTGCGCAAAATAAACTGGCCACCGAGCATAAAGAAGCGTTTGTGGGCTTCCTGCGTAAAGGCCGTGAAGATGGTCTGCGCGATCTGGAGCGCAAGGCATTACAGGTGGGCACCGATGAAGACGGCGGCTATGCCGTGCCGGAAGCACTGGATCGCAACATTCTCACCCTGCTGAAAGATGAAGTGGTGATGCGCCAGGAAGCCACGGTGATCACCGTTGGTGGTTCCGACTACAAAAAACTGGTGAATCTGGGCGGCACGGCTTCCGGATGGGTTGGCGAGACTGACGCGCGCTCCCAGACTGCCACCTCAAAACTGGGCCTGATTGAACCTTTCATGGGGGAAATCTACGGTAACCCGCAGGCCACCCAGAAAATGCTGGATGATGCCTTTTTCAACGTGGAAGCATGGATCAACAGCGAGCTGGCAACCGAATTTGCCGAACAGGAAGAAATTGCCTTTACCACCGGCGATGGTACCAAGAAGCCGAAAGGGTTCCTGGCGTATGAATCCACGGATGAAACCGATAAGGTCCGGGCGTTCGGCAAACTTCAGCATATTGTATCCGGCGACGCGACGGCGGCGACCGCAGACGCCATTATCAAACTGATTTACACGCTGCGTAAGGCACACCGCACCGGCGCGAAGTTCATGATGAACAACAATAGCCTGTTTGCCATCCGTCTGCTGAAAGACAGCGAGGGTAACTATCTGTGGCGTCCGGGGCTGGAGCTGGGGCAGCCGTCCTCTCTGGCGGGTTACGGTATCGCTGAAAACGAACAGATGCCGGATATCGCCGCTGATGCGAAAGCCATTGCATTTGGTAACTTCAAACGGGGTTACACCATCGTTGACCGTATCGGCACCCGCATTCTGCGTGACCCGTACACCAATAAACCGTTTGTCGGTTTTTATACCACCAAACGCACCGGCGGCATGCTGGTCGATTCGCAGGCCATCAAACTGCTGAAGATTGCAGTGGCGTAATCACTCAGGGGCGCGGAACCGCGCCCCTGTTCTGACGGGTGAAGGATCATGATCCTGAAACAAGATCTGAAATGGTCACCGGACGGTATGCGTGTTGAGGTCATTCGGGCCGGTGAGTATGACGACGGGGCGCTTCCTGCCCGGGTGCAGGAGATTGCACTTCAGGCCGGGTTAGCAGAGCGCGGAACCAGTGCAAAAAGCAGTAAAGCGACAAAAGAGAAAAAAGCCACGACCAGTAAAGAGGGCTGAGTATGCTTCTGACAATGGAAGAGATTAAAGCCCAACTCCGGCTGGATGAGGATTTCGATGCTGATGACCGCCATCTGCAACTGCTGGCCTGTGCGGCACAAAAGCGGACGGAAACGTATCTGAACCGGAAGCTCTATGCACCGGATGAAACCATTCCGGACAGCGATCCGGACGGGCTGCACCTGCCGGATGATATTCGTCTGGGGATGCTGATGCTTATCAGCCATTTTTACGAAAACCGCTCGTCGGTTACGGAAGTGGAGAAACTCGACATGCCGCAGAGTTTTGGCTGGCTTGTCGGCCCGTACAGGTACTTTCCGCAATGAAAATTCGTCAGGCGCAGACCAGCGCAACCTACATTCTGCCGGACCCCGGTGAACTGAATAAACGCGTCCTGATCCGCCAGCGGGTGGATATGCCCGCGGATAACTTTGGCGTGGAGCCTCAATACCCGGTTGCGTTCCGGGCATGGGCGAAGGTTATCCAGACCAGTGCCACCACCTGGCAGGAAACCGCGCAGACCGGAGATGCCATCACCCATTACATCACCATTCGCTACCGCCGGGGGATCACTGCTGATTATGAGGTGGTCTGTGATGACAGTGTGTACCGGGTGAAACGTCAGCGCGATCTGAACGGGGCGCGGCGCTTTCTGCTGCTGGAGTGTACGGAACTGGGCGAATTTACGCAGAGTCACGGAGGCAGCAATGGCGACTCCCTTTTTTCACGTTGATGTTCAGCAGCCCGCGGAGATGCGCTTTAACCGCGCCCGTGTCCGGCGGGCGTTTGTCACGATTGGGCAGCGTCATATGCGTGATGCCCGTCGGCTGGTGATGCGCCGTGCGCGGTCGGCACCGGGTGAAAACCCCGGTTATCAGACCGGACGCCTGGCTCGTTCGATTGGTTACATGGTGCCGAGAGCCAGTAAAAAGCGAGCCGGTTTTATGACACGCATTGCCCCTAACCAGCGCAACGGGAAGGGGAACCGGATGATCTCTGGTGACTTCTATCCGGCGTTTCTGTTTTTTGGTGTCCGGGGAGGAGCAAAACGTCGTCGTAGTCATCATCGTGGTGCATCCGGTGGCAGCGGCTGGCGGCTGGCTCCACGTAATAACTTTATGGTGGAAACTCTTGAAAAGAACCGCAGCTGGACACGCTATTTTCTGGCGCGGGAATTACGTAAATCACTGAAGCCGGAGCGACGACGCAGATGAAACTGACGCCTGTTATTGCTGCGCTGCGTGCCCGCTGCCCGTATTTTGAAAACCGGGTGGCAGGCGCGGCACAGTTCAAAAATCTGCCGGAGGTCGGAAAGCTGAGACTCCCGGCGGCGTATGTGGTACCGGGTGATGACTCTCCGGGAGAAAACAAAAGCCAGACCGACTACTGGCAGGAGCTGAAAGAGGGCTTCTCCGTGGTTGTCATACTGAGTAACGGGCGTGATGAGCGCGGTCAGTTTGCTTCGTATGATGTGGTGGACGATGTCCGGCAGATGCTCTTTAAGGCCCTGCTGGGCTGGAACCCGGAAGCGTGCGGTAACCCGATTACCTATGACGGCGGCACGCTGCTGGATCTGAATCGTCATGAGCTGATTTATCAGTTCGATTTTTCGGTCATCAGCGAGCTGACCGAAGACGATACCCGCCAGCAGGATGACCTGAACAGTCTGGATGAACTGCGAACGCTGGCGATTGATGTTGATTATCTCGATCCCGGTAACGGGCCTGACGGCGATATCGAACATCACACCGAAATACCCCTTCCTTCCTGAGGATCATCATGTTCGTGAAACCTGTTAAAGGGCGGTCAGTGCCTGACCCTGCCCGCGGCGACCTTTTGCCCGCCGAAGGGCGAAATGTTGATGAGAACAACTACTGGCTGCGCCGTGAAGCAGCGGGTGATATCCGGCGCGTGAATAAAAAGGTGAACACCGATGACGATAAGCTTTAACACCATTCCGTCGAATACGCTGGTTCCGCTGTTTTATGCGGAAATGGATAACCAGGCTGCGAATACTGCACAGGACAGCGGAGCATCGCTGCTGATTGGTCATGCCAATAACGGTGCAGAGATTGTTGCCAACAGTCTGGTGCTGATGCCGTCGGCAGACTATGCACGCCAGATTTGTGGTGCGGGAAGTCAGCTGGCGCGTATGGTCGAGGCTTATCGCCAGACCGACCCGTTTGGTGAGCTGTATGTGATTGCCGTTCCGGAAGCCACAGGCGCGGCGGCAACGGTTACGCTGACGGTGACCGGGGAAGCAACCGAAAGCGGCACGGTGAATGTCTATGTGGGACGTACCCGCGTGCAGGCTTCGGTGACCAACGGCGATAACGTCACGACGATTGCCAGCAGTATCAAAGATGCCATCAATGCCGTTCCGACTCTGCCGTTTACAGCTTCATCTTCGGCTGGTGTTGTCACGCTGACCGCGCGTCATAAGGGGCTTTGCGGGAATGAAATTCCTGTCAGCCTCAATTACTACGGCTTCGGTGGGGGCGAAGTGCTGCCAGCGGGCGTACAGATTGCCGTGGCGACGGGGACCGCCGGAACGGGCGCTCCGGTTCTCACCGGCGCGGTGGCTGCAATGGCGGATGAGCCGTTTGATTATATCGGTCTGCCGTTCAACGACACGGCCTCCGTTAACACGCTGGTGACCGAAATGAACGATACCAGCGGTCGCTGGAGCTATGCGCGTCAGCTGTATGGTCATGTGTATACGGCAAAGACCGGCACACTGTCAGAACTGGTGAACGCAGGTGACCAGTTTAACCAGCAGCACATCACCCTGGCGGGGTACGAAAAAGAGACCCAGACCCCTGCCGACGAGCTGGCGGCAAGCCGTACCGCCCGCGCAGCGGTGTTTATCCGCAACGATCCGGCACGTCCCACGCAGACCGGTGAGCTGGTGGGTATGCTGCCTGCGCCGAAGGGGAAACGGTTCACGATGACCGAGCAGCAGACCCTGCTGTCTCATGGCGTGGCAACGGCGTATGTCGAAAGCGGGGTGCTGCGCATTCAGCGTGATGTCACCACGTACAGGAAAAATGCTTACGGGGTTGCGGATAACAGCTACCTCGACAGCGAGACGCTGCATACCAGTGCGTATGTACTGCGCAAACTGAAATCCGTCATTACCAGTAAGTACGGGCGTCACAAGCTTGCCAGCGACGGTACCCGCTTTGGTCCCGCTCAGGCGATTGTCACCCCGGCGGTAATCAAAGGGGAACTGCTGGCAACCTATCGTCAGCTTGAGCGTGCGGGGATCGTGGAAAACTACGAACTGTTTAAGCAGTACCTGGTTGTGGAGCGTGATGCCAGCGATCCGAACCGCCTGAACACGCTGTTCCCGCCTGACTATGTTAACCAGTTGCGTGTTTTTGCCGTGGTTAACCAGTTCCGTCTTCAGTATTCAGAGGAGTCTGCATAATGGCCCGTATCGGGGGAACCTGTTATTTCAAAATTGACGGTCAGCAGCTATCGCTGACCGGCGGCATTGAGGTGCCCATGAACAGGACGGTCAATGATGACATCATCGGCCTGGACGGTTCAGTGGACCGCAAGGAAACTCACCGTGCGCCTTATGTCAAAGGGACCTTCAAGGTGCCGAAGAATTTTCCGGTGAGCAAAATCACCTCGTCTGATGAGATGACAATCACTGCCGAGCTGGCGAACGGTCAGGTCTATGTATTGTCGTCCGCCTGGCTGCACGGAGAAGCGAACCATAATGCCGAAGAAGGCACGGTTGATCTTGAGTTCCACGGTGAAGAAGGGGATTACCAGTAATGAAAGAGCTTGAGTTAAAGAAACCGATTATCGCTCATGGTGAGACACTCTCCGTACTGGAGTTTGATGAACCCACCGGGAAGGATGTCCGCGAGCTGGGGTATCCCTACCAGATGAATCAGGATGAGTCCGTCAGACTTCTGGCGCATGTGGTGTCGAAATACATTGTGCGGCTGGCGAAAGTGCCGCAAAGCTCTGTCGACCAGATGTCTCCGGCAGACCTGAATGCAGCGGCGTGGCTTGTGGCTGGTTTTTTCCTCCAGGCCTGACGGCTGAATACCTCACTGATCGCTTCTTTGACTGCGCCAGCTACTGGCGCATTAATCCCTTCGAATTGCTGAATATGCCGATCAGTGAAATTCCCTTGCTGGTCAGTCAGGCAAACAGGATAGAGCAGGAGAAACGCACACATGGCTGAATTTGAGCTTAAGGCGTTGATCACCGGTGTCGACAGGCTTTCTCCCGCGCTGTCGAAAATGCAAAAGAAAATCCGGGGATTTAAACGCCAGGCGGAAGAAGCGTCACAGGGTGGGCTGGCGCTTGGTGGCGGACTGGCAGCGGGTCTGACGCTTTCCCTGAAATCTTATGCTGATCAGGAAAACGCCGCCACCGGGCTGAAAGTCGCCATGATGGATGCGAACGGCGAGGTTGGAAAGAGCTTTCAGGACATCAATAAACTGGCTATTGGCCTGGGTAACCAGCTACCCGGTACAACGGCTGATTTCCAGAACATGATGCAGATGCTGGTGCGTCAGGGGATCCCGGCAGAAAACATTCTTGGTGGTGTGGGTAAAGCGACAGCTTATCTTGCGGTACAACTGAAAAAAACACCGGAAGCGGCTGCTGAGTTTGCCGCAAAGATGCAGGATGCTACCGGAACGGCCTCAGAAGACATGATGGGGCTGTTCGACACAATTCAGAAGGCGTTTTATCTGGGCGTGGACGATACCAACATGCTGTCATTCTTCACTAAAACCAGTTCTGTTCTGAAGATGGTGAATAAGGACGGTCTTCAGGCTGCACAGAGTCTTGCCCCCATCAGTGTCATGATGGATCAGATGGGGATGAACGGGGAGTCGGCAGGTAATGCCCTGCGAAAAGTTATCCAGTCCGGATTAAGCGTTAAGAAAATCAGGGACGTCAATAAAATCATGGCCCGCCAGAAACTCGGGGTACAGCTCGATTTTACTGATGGCAAAGGGAGTTTTGGCGGTCTTGATAACATGTTCAGGCAACTGGCAAAGCTGCGAAAACTGACCGACGTTAAGCGAACCGGTGTACTTAAGGCAATATTTGGTGATGATGCCGAAACCCTTCAGGTGGTCAATGCACTAATCGATAAAGGAAAGGATGGCTACGATCAGATCCAGCAGAAGATGAATAAACAGGCCAGCCTGAATAAACGTGTTCAGGCTCAGCTTGGTACGCTGTCCAACCTGTGGGAGGCAATGACGGGGACCGCAACTAACGGCCTTGCGGCTATTGGCGGCGCATTTTCTGGTGACGCTAAGAACATCACGCAGTGGCTGGGGGAGTTGGGGGAGAAATTCACGAAGTTTGCGGATGAAAATCCCCGGGTTATTCGCGGCGTCGTCGGGCTTGCTGCCGGTCTTGCGATTCTGAAACTGGGATTGATGGGCGTTGGCGGTGCCATCAGTATTGTCAGCAGGATCATGTCGATGACGCCGATTGGAATGATTGCGACGGCGATAGCCCTGGCTGCGGGATTAATTATCACTAACTGGGATGTTGTCGGACCTTATTTCAAGAAGCTCTGGGAAACCATTGGTCCTTATTTTGAGGCTGGCTGGGAACTTCTGAAGAAGGTTTTTGCCTGGTCGCCGCTGGGGATGGTAATCAATAACTGGGGACCGGTTGTTAAGTGGTTTCAGGATATGTGGGACAAACTGAAGCCAATTATTGAGTGGTTTACCGACAGTTCCGGTGACACGGTCGATGCCATTAACTCTGCGCAGTGGGGCGCGGGTGCTTATGATGCTTATGGGACGGGAATACCGGCACGGGGATACACACCTTATCAGGCGGTAGATCCGGCTCAGTCAAACAACGCCTCCGGTGCCACAGGCCCGAACCCCTTCATGATTAACAAAGCTTCTGCGCCGAAAGTTGATGGTGAGATCAAGGTCTCTTTTGTGAATTCGCCTCCGGGTATGCGGGTTATGGAAACGCGATCCAGCGGTTTTGATGTCAGCCATGATGTTGGCTATACGCGCTTTGGCAGGTAATGAAAAATTAATCTGTTAATGAGTCCCACTCCGGTGGGATTTTTTATGTACGGAGTTTATATGACGTGGAAAGACAGACTTCAGGACGCGTCATTTCGCGGTGTGCCGTTTAAGGTTGAAGAAGAAAGTGCGGGAACCGGTCGTCGTGTGGAAACGCACGAATACCCGAACCGCGACAAACCCTATACCGAAGACCTGGGGAAAATCTCTTTCCGCCCGTCCATCACAGCTTATGTGGTGGGAGATGACTGCTTTGACCAGCGCGATCGCCTGATTGACGCGCTGAATAAACCCGGTCCCGGCACGCTTGTCCATCCGACTTACGGTGAGCTGAAAGTCTGTGTTGACGGGGAAGTTCGGGTCAGCACATCGAAGAGTGAAGGGCGTATTGTCCGCTTTGACCTGAAGTTTGTCGAAGCGGGAGAACTCTCTTACCCCACTTCAGGTGCGGCGACGGCGCAGACGCTGATGTCATCCTGTTCTGCACTGGATGACTGCATCAGTGACAGCTTCAGTGGTTTCAGTATCGATGGCGTGGCAGATTTTGTGCAGAACGACGTCGTCGGTAATGCCAGCACAATGCTTGGGTATGTTTCTGATGCGATGAAAGTGGTGGATTCTGCCGTATCGGATGCCGCCAGGCTGTTGCAGGGGGATATCTCGGTACTTCTGCCGCCACCATCGTCAGGCAAAAATTTCGTTGAGCAGGTGCAGAAAATGTGGCGTACCGGGAAACGCCTTTATGGTAACGCCAGCGACCTGGTCACCATGATCAAAACGCTTTCCGGTGTCAGCCTCGGCAGCGATCTGCAACCGCGCGGCGTCTGGAAAACGGACAGTAAAACTACCGCCACGGCGACGCAGCAGCGTAACGTGGTTGCCAGCACCCTTCGTACGACCGCAATCAGCGAAGCGGCGTATGCCGTCACACGATTGCCTGCGCCCACAACTTCCGCGGTGATGCAGAATGCCACAGTAGGGCAGTCAACAACACCCGCGCAGAGCACCGGCTGGCCTTCTGTCACGCATCCGGCACTGAACAATGCACCGGCGGTGAAAAACACGGTTGACCTGCCAACGTGGGAAGAACTGACCGACATTCGCGACACACTGAATACGGCAATTGATAAGGAGTTGTCCCGTACAACCAGTGATGCGCTGTTTCTGGCGCTGCGCCGGGTGAAAGCAGATCTGAATGCGGATATCAACACGCGCCTTGAACAGTCTGCACGGATCATTCAGCGCACGCCGGATGAGGTTTTACCCGCGCTGGTGCTGGCGGCGACCTGGTTTGATAACGCGGCGCGTGACGCGGACATTATCCGGCGTAATGCCATTACGCATCCCGGCTTTGTGCCGGTGATCCCTCTGAAGGTGCCAGTGCAATGAACGACAATGTCACGCTACGGGTAAATGGCCGGGAGTGGAATGGCTGGACATCGGTGCGCATCGGTGCCGGTATTGAACGGCTGGCGCGGGATTTCAGTGTGGAGATCACTCGCCAATGGCCGGGAGATGAGGGTATCACCACGCTTCAGCCGCGCATTAAAAACGGTTCAAAAGTGGAAGTGCTGATTGGTGATGAGCTGGTGATCACCGGCTGGGTGGAGGCGACTCCCGTTCGTTACGATGCCCGTTCGGTCAGCACCGGTATTGCCGGACGTAGTCTGACGGCTGACCTGATTGACTGTGCAGCCGAACCGACACAGTTTAACGGACGCTCGCTGGTGCAGATTGCGCAGGCGCTTGCTGCGCCTTTCGGCATTGAGGTGGTGAACAGCGGTGCGCCGTCGGGTGTTATTCCTGATGTTCAGCCTGATCACGGTGAAACGGTGATTGAGGTAATCAACAAAATACTCGGTCAGCAGCAGGCGCTGGCTTACGACGACCCGCACGGCAGGCTGGTGATTGGCGGTATTGGCTCAACGCGGGCACATACCGCGCTGGTACTTGGGGAAAACATCCTTTCCTGTGATACGGAGAAGAGTATCCGGGAGCGGTTTTCTGTTTACCAGGTGGCGGGGCAGCGTGCCGGAAACGACGATGATTTCGGTGAGGCCACCACCACCGCGCTGCGGGCCCGCACAGAGGACGCATTTATTGCCCGTTACCGTCCGATGTATATCAGGCAGACAGGGCAGGCCACGGGGGCAGGCTGTATTGCGCGTGCTGACTTTGAAGCCCGAAAACGAGCGGCGCGGACGGATGAAACCACCTATGTGGTGCAGGGCTGGCGACAGGGTAACGGTACGCTGTGGCAGCCCAACCAGCGGGTGATTGTCTTCGATCCGGTCTGTGGTTTCGACAATACCGAACTGCTTGTCTCGGAAGTCACGTTTACTCAGGACCAGAACGGCACCCTGACGGAAATCCGTGTCGGCCCGCCTGATGCTTATCTGCCTGAACCCGAAGCCCCCGGCGCGCGGAAAAAGAAAAAAGCCAGAGTACAGGAGGACCCGTTCTGATGAGGACGATTGAAGCCATGCAGCGACAACTTCTCGGCCTGATTGGGCGGGCAGTGGTGAAAAGCATCAGTGCCGCCACGAAATGTCAGACCGTGGATGTGTCCCTGATTGCCGGTGAACCCAAAGCCGGGGTTGAACATCTTGAACCCTACGGTTTTACCGCAAGGGCAAACAGCGGTGCGGAAGCGGTGGTGTTGTTTCCGGATGGCGACCGTTCTCATGCGGTGGTTGTTACGGTGTCGGACCGGCGCTACCGCCTGAAAGGGCTGCAAACGGGTGAGGTGGCTGTCTATGACGATCAGGGGCAGTCTGTGACGCTGACCCGGGAGGGGATCGTGGTGGACGGTGCAGGGAAAACGATCACGTTTCGCAATGCACCTGAAGCACGTTTTGAAATGGATCTGGAAGTGACCGGACAGGTGAAAGACCTGTGCGACTCCGGCGGCACCACCATGTCAGCGATGCGGCTTGCCTATAACGGGCATCGTCACAGAGAGAACGGTCAGGGCAGTAACACCGACAAACCTGATAAAGCGATGGAGGCATGATGGAACTGTGGCTGACGGTGAACGGTAAACGCACCTGCGCCAGCGCACCGCTGGATCCGCTGACCCGCGCCGTGGTGATTTCCCTGTTTACCTGGCGGCGGGCGGAGCCTGATGACAACGCCGACGTCCCGATGGGATGGTGGGGGGATACCTGGCCTGCGGTACAGAATGACCGTTACGGCTCCCGACTGTGGCTGCTTCAGCGCAGCAAACTGACCAATCAGCTGGTGCAGACGGTAAGGGGTTATATCCGCGAATGCCTGCAATGGATGATTGATGACGGCGTGGTGTCCCGTATTGATCTGGATATCCGTCGCACCGGGATTAATGAACTGGGTAACAGTATCACTCTCTGGCGTCGTGACGGACCGGTAATGATTTCTTTTGATGATCTGTGGAGTGCGATAACGCATGGCGGACAGTGAATTTCAGCGCCCGACGCTGGCAGAAAATATCAGTATGCTCCGTAACGATTTATTCGCCAGGCTGGACGTCAGCGACACGCTCCGGCGCATGGATGAAGACGTGCGGGCAAAGGTGTATGCGGCGGCGCTGCATACGGTCTACGGTTACATCGATTATCTGGCAATGAATATGCTGCCTGACCTGTGCGATGAGTCCTGGCTGGCGCGACATGCTGCGATGAAACGGTGTCCGCGCAAGGGAGCCACGGTTGCCAGCGGGTATATGCGCTGGGAAGGTGTCAGCGATGGCCTGAAGGTGACTGCCGGGAGTGTTATTCAGCGCGATGACCTGGTGCAGTACACGACAACTGACGATGCAATCAGCTCCGGTGGTGTCCTGCGCGTGCCGATCGCCTGCTCAAGTGCAGGTGCGGTCGGTAACGCTGACGACGGTACGGCATTAATCCTGGTCACGCCGGTGAATGGTCTGCCGTCTTCCGGTGTGGCTGACACCCTGACAGGCGGATTTGATACTGAAGAGCTGGAAACGTGGCGCGCCCGCGTCATTGAGCGGTATTACTGGACGCCGCAGGGCGGGGCTGACGGGGACTATGTCGTCTGGGCTAAAGAAGTGCCTGGCATTACCCGCGCATGGACATACCGACACTGGATGGGAACGGGGACTGTCGGTGTGATGATTGCCAGCAGTGACCTGATTAATCCCATTCCGGAAGAATCAACGGAAACGGCGGCAAGACAACATATCGGGCCACTGGCCCCGGTGGCAGGCTCTGATTTGTATGTGTTCAGGCCGGTGGCACATACGGTGGATTTTCATATCCGTGTGACGCCGGACACACCGGAAATACGGGCTGCCATCACCGCGGAGTTGCGTTCGTTCCTGCTGCGTGATGGTTATCCGCAGGGAGAACTGAAGGTGTCACGTATCAGTGAAGCGATTTCCGGTGCGAACGGGGAATACAGCCATCAGTTGCTTGCACCGGCGGACAATATCACCATTGCGAAAAATGAACTGGCGGTTCTGGGGGCGATTTCATGGACGTGACAAACGATGATTACATCCGTCTGTTGTCAGCACTGTTGCCGCCCGGTCCGGCGTGGTCAGCCAGCGATCCGGCGATTGCCGGTGCGGCACCGTCATTAACCCGCGTTCATCAGCGTGCGGATGCCCTGATGCGGGAGCTGGATCCGCGCACCACCACTGAACTGATAAATCGCTGGGAGCGTCTGTGCGGCCTGCCGGATGAATGTATTCCTACAGGGACACAGACCCTTCGCCAGCGTCAGCAACGGCTGGATGCGAAGGTTAACCTGGCGGGCGGCATCAACGAGAATTTTTATCTTGCACAGCTTGCTGCCCTGGGCAGACCGGATGCCAACATCACGCGATACGACAAAAGCACATTCACCTGCTCATCGGCCTGTACTGACGCGGTGAATGCGCCTGAATGGCGGTATTACTGGCAGGTCAACATGCCAGCCGCCACCAACACCACCTGGATGACATGTGGCGATCCCTGTGATTCCGCGCTGCGTATATGGGGCGACACCGTTGTCGAGTGTGTGCTTAACAAACTCTGCCCGTCGCATACCTATGTGATTTTTAAATATCCGGAGTAATCCATGCATCGTATAGACACGAAAACCGCGCAGAAGGATAAGTTCGGCGCGGGTAAGAACGGTTTTACCTGTGGTAACCCCCAGACCGGCACGCCTGCCACCGATCTGGATGATGACTACTTTGACATGTTGCAGGAGGAGCTTTGCAGCGTTGTGGAGGCATCCGGTGCCAGCCTGGAGAAGGGGCGGCATGACCAGCTGCTTACCGCGCTTCGTGCGCTGCTGTTAAGCCGCAAGAATCCGTTTGGCGATATCAAATCGGATGGCACGGTGAAAACAGCTCTCGAAAACCTTGGTTTGGGAGAA